AGTATCAGTCCTGTAGCTCACAAGGTATTTATGACTGATGTGGAGTTAGTCAAACAAGTAAAAAGAGAGGCTACCAGCATCGGCCTCTCTTTTTTAGTCTTTCCATATAGTGTAACAAGTTGGCGAACAGAGGGTAACTACTGCTCAATACTTCACGCAAATAAATGTACGACTGGTTATGCTTATTATTACGCTACTTCAGGACGTTCGTCAATAGGATTATAGTACAGAGCTAAGTCCTCAAAGCTTGCATCTACTCTTGCACGGAACGCATCATATGCTATACGCCACTCTGTCAGACCTTCCTGTATAAGGGTTTCGGGGTCTTCTGCGTTAAATCTGAGGCTCGACTCGGCCATCGTCTTGCCTTATGTGTTCGCTCGTGATTATCTCTACCTCTGTACCGAGGCTTCTAACCTTTGCTATAGCTCTGGCTATACCCTCCATTGGTGGTGGGCAGCGGAGTATCTGTATCTCCGGCATTATTGAGGGGTCAGCATCTATCATATACATAGGTATACTCCGACATCAGCCAAAATCAAGAACTTTTTTATGCTCGGCGGATTATAGCAATGATGATTAGAAGGCCAAGCAATAACCAAATATACTCTGGCATTATTTTGCTTCCGTTGGTTGGATGATTAGGTTGATAGCAGCAGAGAACCCTGCGGCCAACGCACCTACGATTAGAGCCTTTAAGGCCGGTATATCGGTGGTTGTGACGACACCGAGGGATACAGCCCCTAGAAATGCCTGTATGAAGGTCTTGAGTGCTCTTACTAGTAATACATTTGTGTTCATATTATTACCCCTTTTTAAATAGTGAGTTCCAAAATCTCACCAATATGTTAGTTACTACAGCCTTTTCATCGATTACGGCTGTTGGTTTGTTCTGCAAGTCTTTGATAGTATCGTGTGCTGTTGTGAGCTGTGCGTTGAGGTCAGCTAGTTGAGCAACAGCTTTCTGGTAGTCTGCTTTGGTGGCGTTGTTAGCAGTGTTGAGGTCGGTAATGACTTTGTTTTGGGCGTTGATAGCGTCTTGTATCTTCTTGAGTTGTACTTGAGCGTCTGCAAGAGCCTTGCGAGTACTATCAGCTTCGGCTCTAGCTACTTTGAAAAAGTCTTGTTTAGACCGGCCAATCCAGCCAGCACGTTCGCCAGCAGAACCCTCGTTACCTCTGAGCATTAGATATGCCTCTTTTACTTCATTGTCATTTTGGAACATATTATTTGTGCCTCCTCCTGGCATTGGTGCAGGTGCAGCTTTTTCCGTAAACCAACCAGCTACATTACCCCAGTTATGTGTTACAAAGTGAGCCTGTCGGCCACCCCAGTTTTGGTCGAATGATACGAACTGTCCTGGAGCACTCACACGGTCAAATATTGCAATATGTCCATAGCCGCCAGAGCCAGGTAGCCCACCATTCCAAACAACAATATCGCCACGTTTAGGCACTTGGTTTACATCGCTTGGGTTATTTGCTACCCAAGTAAAGTTGCCATTCATGCCCGCATTTCCTGCCCAGTCTTTCGCATTTGCGTATACGATAGGTTTGCCATTGTCGGCTAGGTACTGAGCGATTAAGGCGACACACTCACCACCCCAGGCAGTAATCTGTTTGCCGTTGTTTCTTGCTATAAATCCATCGTAGTCCATATTACTCCTTGCTTTGAACAGTTTGATGCTCGACTGTCTGTTGTGTAACTTTTTGGATGATGGCATTTTCTAGTTTGCCATTGAGTTTCTTCATAAACTTGAGTTGTTCCTCTGAGTTGGCTGCGGATAGCTCAGCCTGTTGGCCGACCTTTGCTACTGTTGCTTCTAGCGACTTAGAGGCTGCTGCCGAAGCGATAGAGGCTTTTGTGTGCTCTTTAAGGTCTTTTGATAACTCTCGTGTAACGTATTTCAGCACCCATATCAAGCCACCAATGGTAGTTGCTGCGAGTGCGATGGCTGCGAGTGCTACGGCGTTGTCCATGGCTAGGCTTTATGCTCTGTAATAATTATTGAAGATGCAAACGCTCCACCGAATCGTCTTGAGCCTGATTGCCCGTTGAACGTCGTAGTACCAGCAGCGTTACCTCCAGCTCGGACTCGGAATGTAGTAGCGGAGGTTGTGCCCGCCGTCATAACGTAGGAGAAGTTGAGGGTGTGCATACCTGTTGCTGTACCATTTTCTAAGTGAACTGCTACTGCGAGGGCGTTGACGGCTGCATCCTGGAACAGAGCTGCAATCAGGTTGTTAACAACAGAGCTGGATAAGATTATCGTAACATCAATTCTCAGCACATTGGTAACAGATTTTGGGGTAATTGCAAGGGTCATGTATTCGTTGCCTTCAGTAATCTGCGGGATAGTGTCATCGGCAGGGATAGCAGTACTACCCGTTGAAGATGCTCCTGTTACTGTACTGACTCTTTGCTGAACCGAGCCAGTGTTGAGGCCTGTTCCGTCTGCAAACGATGCATCATTAGTACCTAAAATGTTCCACTTTGCCGCCGAGGGCTGTTCGCCGTAGACAACAGACCAGGGTGTATATGCCATTAGATAGTAACTCCCGTTAAGTTCATACCATATATGTAACTGTGTTTGTGACTTTCGTCAACAACTCGCTTGACATTGTGGCATAAGTAGAATACACTAGGGTTACTATGAATAAACTACTATCAATCACAGCAGTAGGAGTATTACTAACAATCGGCGTTATTGTAGGAGATGCAACGGTCACCCTCGGCAAAGCTGAAGCCCCATCCTGCCAATATCCAATACGACCGCTATCAGCATCAGGGGAATGTGATAACTCAGACCCCTGTGACACGAGTACGCTAAAAGACCCCGTACTGCATGGGGATTGTGCTCCTGAACAATCGCCCACCCAAGCTCCTGCCCCATTAACTACTCCTACTGAACCGTTAAGGGAACAGACTACCCGCTGCGGGCAATGACATTACCTGATAATATATATCAGTCTGCAAAGCAGATACACCACCAAGTGTAAATGTTATACTCGTACTCTGGCTACCGGACTTTGAGCCAGCTGATATTTGCACCATAGCTGAATAGGCAACTGCTCCCGCTGCTGAATACTGGGTATACGGTGCTTTGAATACCGTGCCGTTATTGACATAAAACTCTAACATAGGAAGTGTTGCGTACTTAAACTGCCCCAGGTCTACACTAGTGCTGTATGAGTACCAACTACCAGATAGAGTGAAATCACTAGAGTTGACCCTGATGCGGCCTCGATATAGCACCCGGTAAGTATCAGGCGATACGTCACCAGGCAAACGGTCAGTTGATTGAGGAGTAAAATCTGTCATGGAGCTATCCTATCTTCCCCGCCAATGGTAGATATACCAATGCGGAAGTATGTTGTTATAGTGCGTTGTAGCATGGTGATGTCTTGGACAAAACCAATACTAGGGTCTAGCTTCGCTCGTATGTTATATACCCGCCAATATCTACCCTGCCAACTGATTAAATCTCCATTCTGTAGTTCAGGGATGGCTCTAATAGTTAGCTTTTGTAGGTTTTCTATATCACTAAAGTCTGCCAGAATCATCTGTGCATATGAGTTAGCCCAACTATAGTTTTGGATATATGGGTTATCGATTGACAATACTCGCTCTTCGTATGCGGTTACTGACGAATCATCTTGTGCTCTGTAGTATAGGTCATTTACTACACGAGCTGGGCGACCATAGATAATTAGCTCCGTAAGAAATAGATTATTAGATGAGGAGTTAGTAAATACAATCTTCATAGCTCTTGCAAACTTGGATATGGATTTTATACCAATGCTGCTCGTATAATCTGTTCCTGTGCCATCAGATGATGAATTGGCTACATAGAAGTTCGGGGTATCAATTGCGAGTATGGGGTCATCAAAGTTTATAAATAAATCCGTGTCTCTGTTCGACAGCAGCTCGACAGCAGTAGACAGCTTAAAGATTGTTTGGTTTGCTTGCTTTGCTCTAACCTCACCCTTAATCTCAACTACATTTATTATATGGTCTTCGTCCGGGACTTCTGCATCTATAACTTGGCCTGTCGTCAATATGCGTTGCACTTCAGTATATGGCGAACTATCCCAATGCTGCCTATTCCAGAATTTATACTTGCCTGTCTCATCTTGAAATACATGACCGTTTTCTGCTTCAGCAAGGTCATCAACAATGCTATGAAACGGAGTTCCTTTCTCAAACAAACCAAAGGGTATATTATTTATTCCTTGGTCAAGCTCATACTGGCTGGTTGACATACCCATTGATTGAAAAACTGTTTCTAAGACCTGGTCAGTGTACTGGGCTGTGAACATAATCTCTTGGTCTAACCGCCTGTCCTGGAAGTAATCCACATAGTCTGCCCCTTGGAGTTCCACTCTTTTATTGCGGACATTCACCTTTGGTTGTTTAGTAACCAACCCAGCGAACTCAGGAACGGTCTGGTCTATGCCCTGGAAATCAAACCCAGCACTAATCATAAATGGTCGGCGGGGCAGTATGGAAGTAAATAGCTCTGATTGTCCACCTATGTAGCGAGGTGTAAACCTACCGGATGTGTTATCCAGCTCAAACTCAGCCATACCCTTGGTTAAGCCACCAATAGGCATTTTCAAACCACGCTCCCAGGCTAGAGACATGACATATTCTGACTCGTCAAAGTAGTTGTATATACTTGCTCCTCCGATTGCCCCAGCATTGATACCGATACCGTCATTGCCTCCGATAAGCGACACACCGATAGTAAATGTTCTATTGGCAAGGTTTGTCTCCTTCTTCCACGACACTTGCAAGCTATGGGCAATAGAACGGACAGTATCCCGTTCCTCTGCGGTAAATGCGGATGATACGCTTTGAACCATTTTAAGCCTCTGTAAGTATTAAATCGAAGCTGGACAGGTAATCTTCACCCTTAACGCTAAAACCCCGCTCTATGAGGTCTATGTGTACTGTGGTGGCCGATACTGTGTAGTTAGCTTCTGTAACTTCCCAAGTCTTAGCTATGGCGTTGGCTAAGTAGCTATCATAGATGGCTCGGATTATTGCGTAGTCTGCTGCGTTAGTGGTGTCATATTGCAACCGCCACACTCGTTTATTATCGCCGAAGTAGTCACGGTTAATCTGGCCGTCTAAGGTTCTGTTCTGAGCGTACTGGCTATCATTCTTCTCTGATAGTTCATGCGGTGCTCGGATACTTGTGCCGTCTAAAACGTATGCCATTATGCTGTTCTCCTTGCTGTACCCATAGATTGTAAGTCATTCCATGCGTCCATTATCATCTGGGCGTATTGTCGAGCGTCTTGTTGGCTGCCCATGAAGGCTCCGGCTTGGACGGTGATGTTGACTGTCTGGCTACCGCTCATCTTAGGCATACCAGTATTCTGGTCGACTCCACCTTTCGGCACAACATACTCACCTTTGTGGACAATACCAGCGACTTCATTCATACCACCAGCTCCGGTATAACCACCAGAGGCAAAGCTACCCTGTTGGGCTAATCCTGCCATAGCTCGCTTGGCAGCTTCTTGCTGTTGTGGTGTACCGTTCTTAATCAAAGCTTGTAAGCGGCTAATGACTGCACCGTTCGATGCTCCTGCTTGCTGAGTGGCGTTCATCGTGTCGTCAATCGCCTTCTTAGTTTTCATAGCTGAGTCATAAACCATAGCCAAAGCTGCAAGGGCAGCTGCAATACCAATAGCACCGAAGACAGTTGGAAGTGCAATAAGAGCTTGTAAGCTCCCTACGCTTGCCATAACACTAGGGATGGTAACTAACCGCAATGTAGCAAAGCCAACTGTCAGAGCATTAAATACTGAAGTAAATGCCATCTCGGCAGCGAGTAAGCCGAACGCTCCGGCCAAGGCAATTACAAATGGGTTAGCATCCTGGAACGCCTTAACAAGCCACGCAACAGCCGTCAACACACCATTTACAATGTCAACCACAGCACCGAAGGCAGCCACTAGGAGTGTACCGACAACAGGTATCATTGGTTCGATAACATCACGCCATAACTGGCCGAGAAGAGGGATAACCTTCTCTTCTATGGTATGCCATAACGCTTCCAGCTTCGGCTGAAGGTAATCACCTACCTGTGTAGCCACATCTTTTACATTGGTAGCCCACTGTTGGAGGGTTGGAAGTATTTCGTTGATACCGTCCTTGATTGTCTGGATGGCACGGGGCAGGTTTTCAATAAGCCATGCTGCACCTATTCTAATCCTGTCGAAGAGACTACCAGCCTTTATGTCGCCAGTCTGGGTTATACCAACTAGCTCTCTAGCTGTCTGCCCTATGTTATCTTTGAGTGTGGAGAATAAACCAGATAATGACTTACTCTGTTTGGCCATAGTTCCGTGGAACTTACCACCCTCGGATGTCATAAGCTCAAATGCCTTTTGGACTTCAGGGAAGCCGACTTTACCAGCTTCAATCATGCCAGTCAATGCCTCAGTGTTTGTGTTGAGTACCTTGGCGAGGTACTCGTAAATAGGCACACCCCTCTGGGCGAACTGCCTAATGTCGATAGTAAATGCCCGGCCTTGCGTTTTCAGCGTACCCATCAGATATGACAAATCACCAATAGGTGCTCCAATGGCAGCCGACACATCTCCCAACTGCTTCATGGTCTTAATAGCATCCTCACCACTAAAGCCGAACGCAATTAACTGTTTAACGGAGCCAGCCAGCTCGGGGAACTCGAACGGAGTGTCAGCTGCGAACTTACTAACTTGTGATAATACATCTCTTGCCTTGTCGGCCGACCCTAGCATGTTTTCTAGCCCGATGCGGGTCTGTTCGAAGTCAGCGGCGGACTTAATAGCGAATCCAGTAGCAGCAGTAGCAGCGGCAGTCATAGCAACCGCTCCCTTCTTGGCTACATTGACGACCGATGCTCCCATGCTCTCTACACGGTCAGAGAAGCCCTTCAATACCCCAGAGGCTCTATCTTCGGCTGTAATGACTGCTTTGATGTTTGCTGTTGCCATGATTATCCTGAGTGCTTATTCTCTAACTGTTGCTTCTTCTGAATTAGACCGTATATCTGCATATTAGTAAAGAACTCCTCGGCGGGTTCGTTCATAAAGTCCTCGTAAGATAGATGGAATAGCTTGCGATAAGTATAGGCAATCAGCTCATCCGGAGCAGAACCATTATTAAAAATGGCGTGTTCGAGGGCTGCTACTCTTTTGGGTCAAGTTTTTTCCCGACTACTGTTTCGAAACAATGCAGGGCTGTCTCTTGGTCTAGGTCGTCCAAATCCTCAGATGTAAGGTCACTGAGCTTATCGCCCTCCGGGAACTTACCTTCTACAAAGTACTTTTTGAGCATCTCGCTCATAAGGGTGAGTGACCTCCCTGCATCTTTTTCGCCTTCCTTTGGTAGCTTTTGCATGAGGTCGGTGTAGTCTTTGACAGGAATCTGTTTGAATGTAATGTAACCGTCTTTGTATTCGTCGCCAAGGAACTCTAAAGTTACCTTACGCTTGATGATGATTTTGCCCATATTGCCCCTTTGCTTAGTAGCTTACTTTCGTGTTGATAAGTGTTGCAGTACTAATTATATCAAGTGCATTAGCTACATCATAATTTGCTTTGAGGTTGATGCTTTGCTTAGCAATTTCGTTAAGCGTGTAGTCTGGCTCCCACTCTGAGAAGTCAAGACGAGGTAGTTGCAGGGTGAGGCTTGAGCTTGTAGAACGGAGCAGTTTGATTTCAGCAGCCCGGTATGTATTTGCCAGCATGTAGTTGCGGTAAGTGTCATCTTCAAGGTTCAGATTGATAGAACCCTCAATACTAATCTGTTGGCTGAGAATATCTTCTGGCTCTACTGTACCAATCACATTGTCAAAGATTGTATTGCGGCTAATCGTCAACTCTAGGCTCTTCAGTGAGATAGGAGTTGCACCGGATAGGCCGCCAATAGCTGATGCGAGGCGGAACTGAAGGTGTTGATGTAGGAATTTGTTACCAACGGCAGTGAAGTTTGGTGTCTGTGCTGCCCAGTCCTTAGAACCCTTCGTCTTAAACCCTACTGTCCAGCTAACAATACCAGATGGCTCAACGCTCATTTGTAGGCTGTCTACTACGGCATTAGGGAACATGTAACTGCGGTCAGGGTCAGTCCAGTACAAACTAAGTGTTTTGGCCTGGTTAGTTTGGCTCAGTGTAAACGTGTGTGTATATGGGTTTGCACCAGTCGTTACCGGAACAGCACCTAATAGCGATGTAAGGATGTAGCCAAGTGCTGCATCGTATAGCTGAGACTCAATCTCTCCCTCGCCCATACGCATAGTTACATAAAATGAGTCAGAGTCGGCAATCTTACCCATTCCCTGCTCTTCTCTAGCGGACTCAATGGTATCTTTGAATGACATCGTTACGAATGGTAGCCAATAGGTTGGTGACACTGCCGTGCCTCTAGTAGCTTCGATGGCGATGCCGAGTGTTCCTCTACGGCCTACAAACTTAGTCATTTCTACTCCTTATCGTTTTCATAGTGGTATATATGCCTCATCATTTCTGTTTCGTCAACAACTAGACAACCGTAATCTCTGTGTATATGCGGAGTATGACGTTAGCAGCTCTCGCAACTCCTCCTTCTATATCTGAATAACCCCATTCTACATCTGCTGCGTTAGCAAACAGGACTGGTGCTCCCTCAATCTCATAATCGAAATCTATGACATTTATCACATCATCTATAACTTGGGCAATGGTTACTTCGGCGTAGTCCATACGCTCTCGCTCCGTATCATTAACAAAGTTCTGGCCTACCGGGAACAATACGGTGCAGTTATAGGTATAGACACGGGAGTTCTCGGCGTTGGAACTAAACTCTCCCTCTTCGGTGTTAGATGTAATGTATACGGCCGGGAACCCTTTGGGGTTTAGCTTGATAGCAGGGTAGACGGCTTGGATAGAGGCCAGGCTCTCTAGCTTGTTTATAATCTGGTCTTTTATCTGTATGGATACGCTCATGTCTCACTCCCTATCTGGTCTAATACATTTTGCACGGCTTTCTCAAAGTTAGTCTGCACCGTTTGCTCATTTTTCTCAACAGCTAATCGCAAATATGGTCTGGCTCTCATCGATCGAGTGCCGTCATGTACAAAGATGTCGTAGTCGGTGTTTGTGCCTACTTCACCCGTAAGGTTAGTGAACCTATCGTAAGTAGACGAACGTAAACGCCCAGTATCAACAGGAGTACCCGACTTCGAATCACGCTCTATGCCGACAACTGACGTACGGATGGCCTTGTTTAATTCCCGGGTCATCAGAATAGGAGATTTAACAAACGCTCGTTTTATCTCAGCTATGTTTTTAATCTGTATGCTTATTTCAGGCATTAGCCATCGATGCTTACAAGGATAATCTCCCTGTGGTCTAGCAGACCCGCACCCTCCCATGTATTAACAGCCTTAACAGAGTAACGCTTGTTGGTTGCTGTATCTACGGCTTGGTCGCCTTCCCTAATATCGATTGACGCATCCATAAAGCAGTCCCAGACCGCTCCAAACCGTCCCTCTACCATCTCGACCCGTTCACGGCTTGCGGGCTGTATATCGGCCTGTATGACGGTCAGAGTGGCACTCATGCCATAGCGGTTAGTTGAGCCGACCCGTCTGTGACGATACAGTTGTATGTCGTGGGAGTTAAAAAAGACAGTCATTACTTGTCCTCTAGGAGTATGTAATTCCTATATCTCGAAAGAGACCCAGCCAAGCCCAGGCTATCCACAAGAGAACCACCACTAGCAGCAGCCACTTCAAAGTATTCGAGTTCACGTTGTCCCTCTTTCTTCTTTTTGACGCTCGTGCCTGTCGTGCCGTTCTGGTAAAGATAAGCTGCTATGGTAACGCAAGTTTCAGCAAGGTCGGCTGGGATGGTGGCGTACCCTGCGGTATATGTTACTCGATACCCGTTCCATGCCAGCCCTTGATTAGATAAGTACTCGATAACCCCTGCATTGAGGTCGGTAAAATAACTATCAGCGTCTATGTCATCCCAGTCTGCTTCGTTCTGAGTAGTTTGCCTACGTTGCAATGAGGTAATAGCCGTAACAGGTCGCATCTTGAGGCTAAGTGTATTTGCACCACTGCCATCATACTCTTCGTTTGTATATGTCGTCTCTTTGAAATGATGCCCATAGGCCAACGCACAATAACCCTCGATGATGTCGGTAGCTTGGTTAATCTTACGAATCAACAGGTTATCCTTGGAAGTACCACTAATATCTAGCGTTTCCTTAACGTCAGACAGGGATGTGAGTGCATATGTGTATAAATCAGCCACGTTTCTTCACCTTATAATCATTAGTTGCTACCATGTCCTTAGTAATACTCGCCACGCCACTATCAATCAGACCAAATGCTTCGTTGTTAGACAACTCTAGTGTTTGGCCTACTCGGTACTTCTTGTGGGGGGCGATTATCTTTACTCTTAACATGTATCCTCCCCAATGCCCTCCGGAAAGGGCAAAGGGCAAGTCATGTTGGCTAGAAGCCGCCGAGTCCTTGAATCTCAACAATTGCTTGTGTGAGCGTCAATTCTCCGTCAACTCTTTCCTCAACACGGACGAACGTCAGGTTGCGTTCGAAGGCACTTTGGCTGGCCACAGTAGCTTCCTGTGAAGTATCAACAGTGATACCTTCACGGTCAGCAATGTAGTAGTAGCTAAAGTCACCGACAAACATCTTACCGTCTGCAAGGTCGTTCTGCTCCATTACACGCAATCCACGAAGCGTTGGAGATGCAGCACTTCCAAGGTCAGACAACAGGTAGTTGTTCTGAGTATCCTTGAATGTTGCAACTTTCGCTAGGGTGTTTTTGTTTGCAACGAACACAGCTTGGCTACGGTAGCCTTGTGGCAAAGCGTAGATTGAGCGGATGATAGCATCTGCTCGTGTTGTGTCAGTTGAACCACCATTGATTGTAGTAAATGAGTAGTTATCGATACCTGTAGGTTTGCCAGAACCATCACCAATCCAAAAGGCTTGGTCTTCTTTTTCGGCCAGTGAACGAGCCATGACTCGTGCGACCAATGAGACGATGTTGCCACCCAGGCTTGCGTCTGCTACTAGTTCGTTAGACAAGCTAACGATAGCGGCTAGTGAGTATGGTGTCAAAATGATTTCACCGAAGTCAACTGTAGTAGTTGCCTTAACGGCTGCTTCTGAACGCCATGCTGCCTGTGGACGGTTTGCAAGGGTTGGAACGTGAATAGTATCTGTGCTAACTGGTAGGAC